CTATTTTACATAAGGTACTATAAAACTATCAACACCTTTATCCCTTAATTCTTTAACTTTATTATCTGCATTTTCTTTAATTGCATATGTACCTACTACAACTCTCCATAGAGTTCCATCAGATTTATTTTCTTGTGTTTGTGGCTTTGACTCCTCTGGAAGACTTCCTACTAACCCTAACACTATTGCATTTGCCATTGCTTCAACATTATACCTATTCATGTCTTCTTGGCTATCTATAAAACAACACTCTATTAGTATTGCCTCCATAGATGTATGTCTAAGAACATAAAAATCACTATGTTTAACTCCTCTATTTTTATATCCTAGTTTTGCTATTTCATTAACAACCCTTTGAGCATATTCATTTGCTTTTAAACCTGCTTTATATGTATGTACTTCTGTTCCACTAGCTAACCCATTGAAACAGTTAAAATGAATACTTACAAATAAATCTACATTATTTCTATTAGCAATACTAACTCTTTCGGCTAGATTATTATTTGAGTAATCTACAGTACAATTAATAACTTCATGTCCAAGTCTTTTTAATTTGTCTATTACTATATTTCCTACTGCTCTATTTAAGTCAGTTTCCTTTTTAATACCTATTGCACCACTTCCACTACCAGAAAGTGTATGTCCCATATCTATTCCTATACGCATATTATTTCCCCTCTCTATTAGCTTGTCTAGCAGTACTTTGACCAAAATAAAAAGCAATTACTAAACTAAATACAGTTAGAAATTGCTCTGGTGCTAAACTATTTGTAATTGATAAATAGCAAAATACAATTGTTAATATTAATGCTATAATCTTTTTTATTTCTATAAGTTTCATGAATTTATTAATGTTTTTATTTTCTTTTCCCATATAAAATCCCTCCATTTAATTTAAAAATTTAAGTCCAGCTATAACTAAAGCTCCAGCTATAGTTCCAATAACTGTCCAAAATAACTTATTTGGTCTTTTTTCTATATCGTCAATTTTATTAGCTATTTTTTCAATGCTATCTTTTATTTCAGATAATATTTTAAAGACCATTTTCGTTTGTTCTTCGTTAACTTTAGTAGAAGTTTTAAGATCATTTACCTCTACTTTAACATTAGATAATTCTTGTTTTAGGTTATCGACTTCTTTGAATAATATTTCGCACGTTAATGCTGATTTGCAATCATTGCAAGACTCATTTGACATGAAGCACCTCCATAAATTTAAATAAAAAACACCCACTATTGTGAGTGCTCGTTTTGCTTAATTTTTTGATCTTTATATATTGCAACACATGTCATACTAATAGTAAGTATAGTAAGACCATATACAAAAATAGTAAATAAAAGTGAATTCATTAAATATTCTCCACTGCTTATAAGTAAAGTTCCACTTATTATATGCAATGTTCCTAAAATAATTGAAAGAATTAGTGTAATTAGAAATTTCTTCTTTGGTATTACAGAATAAAATACATAAATAAATGCAATTATTCCTCCAGTAGATTCAAATAATAATTCAATACCCTCTGCAAACCAACCAACAAATCTAGCGTATGACCAATTGAATGCGTATCGTGCAGCTATCCACCCTAGATATGCAAATGGTAAAGCGAGTATCCATCTAGACCAATTGGGAAACTTATCAAACAAAAGTGACAACTCATTTGAATTGTTTTTATTAGGAAAATATTCAACTTCTTGATTATTCATTTCTTCTCCCCCATTTTACTAAATTAAATATAGAATAATTATCACATATTTTTATCTAATTAACAATATTTAGTTAATTTGTGATTTATTATAAGGGAGAAAAAACAATTTATGCATCATCTTATTATTTGATTGCTTTCTCTAGCTTTTCTTATCATTTGAAGCCTTAACCTTCTTATTTTCTCCTCATTGCCCTCAGACATTTTAATTTCTTTATTTAATCCACTGATTTCTTTTGATGCCTTGGCAAACTTATTTTTAAGTTCCTCTTCTCTAGTAACTACCTTTGATGGAAGTTTAGAGGTAAAGTTTTTATCTGCTGCCTTAGTTTGTAACATGTCGTAGTTATCGTAGAAATCGGTAAGTGATTGATTACTATAGAGAGGGTCTGCCGTAAATTGTGTAGTTATAGGCTTAAGTAAGTTTTTAGTTGTGTTGCCATTATAGTTTGACTTTGTTGCCGCTGGTAAACCTAATTGACCTATTACCCCAGTGTAACTCTTTATTAAATAATCAATTTGTTTTGGTGATATATTAGCGGTCTCACCTATTTTCTTTGCTATTTCACTTGTTTTTTCATCATATTGGTACTTAGGTGATAAGTTTTCCATACTCTGAGGAACTATTGCTCTATCAGCAAAGTCTTTATTTGCTCTTAATCCTAAATATGGTGAAATTATATTACTTTCGATAGGGTTAGCTGGTGCAAAGCTTGTTGCTAAAGTTTTGCCATAACCCTTAAAAGCATTTTTATCTCCACTTGATTGCCTTTGTATTCTCTCAAATAAACTACTGAACAATGCCCCAAGCTCTCTTGATTTAGGTATTTTAACAAAAGTACCATCATCTTTAGGTATTAAGAAATAATTATCCTTAGTCCTGTTATCGAGTTCTTGGTATGCTGGGTTATCCTTGTTTATAAGATTCAAAGCCACTGTTGGAGCCGTAATGGCTACCGTTGCTTTCCCTATAGTTTGAAGTGGTTTATTCTTCACTTGCCTAACTAGTTTATCAAGGCCCTGTACTCCAGCATTTAAATAAGGTACTCCACTATCTAATGTCTTTGTGATATCCCCACCACGACTAAAATTTGTTGTTACGTCCGCGGCATCAAATAAGGCTTTTTGTGGGTCTCCAGTTTTCTTTAGTGTCCTCTTGAATTCTGCTAATCTAGGAGCCGATTCAGTTGTGTTATTAATTGTCTCAATAACATTACCTATTTTCTGCAATGGACTTGTTTTTGTAAGTTCTTTAGCTGATTTTGCTACATTACCACTATTAAAGAAGTTAGACCCTCCGCCTCCTAAAGCTTTATACTGTTGAGCTACTTCTGAATTAGTTAATAGGTCTTTTCCAGCCTTGAATAAATCAGCACCAAACTTTATAGGGTTAGCTTCATTACCATAGATATAAGCTGTTGGTACGTCTCTCATAATATTTCTAACTGCAAATACTGGATTCTTTTGAGTTACAAGACTTTTAAATGTTCCAGTTAGTTTTTTAGCAATCTTTTCAACATCATTAGGTGAATTTTTATACAAGCCTTCAAGTGATTTTAATAAGCTCTTATCATTAATCATTAAATGTGTTGGCTTACCACCTTGCAATACACTAACAATATTATTTAAATTAGGATTTACTTGACTTTCATCAATGATTTCAGCATATTTCATCATTTCATTAGGGTTTCTTTGAATAGCTTCAACTAGGCTTTGCCCAACTTCATTATATTTAGCTGTCCTTACTGTTCTATTAACTAACTCCATTATGTTTTCAACTGGGTCTATAATATCTCTTTCCGAACCAGTAGCCTTTTTAAGTGGTGTCCTTTGTCCTACAAAGCCTTTACCATTAATAAAGGATAATCCTCCTTCAAGGTCTGTAAAATCCCTCTGAGTAGGTAAGTAGTTAGGATATTTCTCTCTTAATCCTTTATAAATCTCTGCATCTGTTAAGCCTGATTTAATCCCCCACTCATTCATGAAAGTATCAATCCAATTAGTGAAATTATCAGCTTTATTCTTCCATTCTGGGTTAAGAGACTCCCACTTCTTTACTGCCTCTAGTGATTGCTCTGGGGTAAAGTCCATATAAACATTTTTACCCTCAGTGGCTCTAGCTATATTATGTCTTTGTAGTGCATACTCCCAGAAGTCTTTTTCTTCACCTTTTGGAATATCTTCTACAAGCTCTTTAAGTGAAGCACCTACTTTCTTTCCGTTTTTGTCTACTAAACCATCTTTAAAAATATAATCTATGGTTCCACCAACGTTTTTAGAGTTAGTTGCTAAGGTATATGTCTTATCACCTATAGGTTTTAAAGGATTATTTGAGTCTACTGTTCTTGTATAGAAGTTATTCAACTTGTTACTAAAGTTTGATTTATCTTTACTACTAGAAACAACCTTTTGAGTACTTCTTTCTATTCCATTACTATCAACAATTTTATTAGTAGTGGCTGCAACCTCACTATTTATCTTTTCAAATTGTGGTAGTGAGGGTTTTTTACTAGGAGCTACCGACATATTGGCTTCTTTTACTTGTGGCATTATATTTATATCCTTCATAGCTTTTGGTAATGGCTCGTATAACTTAGGTAATGGCTGAGTATTAACCCCAGCACTTCTCGCTAACATTGATTTTTCACTAGCACCTTTTATGTTTGTTGGATTAACCTGTGAATCTTCCATTTTCTTAATAATAGAATTTAAATCAATCCCTAAATCCTTTGAAGCCTTTTCAAGTTCCCCAGGCTCTAATTTCCAATGGCCTACATAATTTTGTATTGCCGTTATTGCTTCATCATACTCTTTGTAGGCATTATCTAATTTTGTATTTTTAACTGCAAACTTCTTATTTTCGTATGGATTAATTTTGGGTAGCGTTGGTATGTTTGGCTCTATTTTTCCCATATTAGCCACTACAGGCTTTTTAACTTCAATTGTAGGCTTAGTAGTTGGCAACTCTAAAGACGGCTTTTTAATGCCTTTTACATTGCTTAACCCCTCACCAATACCTTTACCAGCACCGAATAATACTGCACCACCTAAGGCACCGGTTCCACCAGCCTTTAAAGTATCCCCTAAGCTCTTTCCGTCTCTTATAGAAAATGCCATATCACCAAGTCCGTTATCTACTGCACCTCTAGCCATAGAAGGTACTACCTTACTTAATGTTGGATTTAATTTAGAAGGTAACTTCTTAGATACAAATTCACCAGCCTTTAATCCTATATCATCAGTAGCATTTAAAAGTGAGTTTCCACCACCAGTAGGAGTTACAGCCATTCCAGCTAAAGTACCAGCACTATCTGCAAGGAAGTTTCCTATTTTACCAGCATCTTTGGCTTCAAGCTTGGTACCATCATAATCCATCATAGAACCTTTACCAGCAAGAGTTTCACCAGCCTTTACCATAGTTCGCTGAGTAAGTGGGTTACCATATAAGGTTTTATCAATACCATAAGCCACAGGGTCTAAAACTTTATCATATAAAGGCTTTAGGAAAGAGGGAAATTTGTCCCCTCTAGCCTTATTCATTTTCTCCTTGTATGCTTCAAGTCCACTCTTAGTTGGTACTTCTGGTATATTAGCCTTTACATCTAAAGAAGTGGTTGGAATACCATATTGGGCATTGTCAAAAGTACTTTGGAATAAATCTCCCCTTGTGTCTTTTCTTTCCCTTGGAGCCTTGCTACTTAAGCCATATCTATAATCAAACTCTTCTTGATATCTGCCTAAATTGTCTTGTGCTTGGTCCCAATTCTTAGCTATTGTTTTAGAGTAATGGTTATCACTATTAGAATCTAAGGCATTATCATATTTACTTGGATTAAACTTTGCACCTTTATAATTTTTAGTAGCCATTTACTCACTTCCTATCTTCTTTTCATATAATTTTCATACATAGCATCATAGTAATTTCCTAACCTCACTGCTTGCCCTTGACCATTTGCAAAAGCTCTATCTTCTGGACTTAATTCAGTATCCTCTGCGGCTTGGTAAAGTTTCTTCATTCTTTCTCCCCAAGGGTCTTTATTTGTTTTTCCCATAGAGTAATCATACATAGATTTTTGATTATCATTTTTATAAACTGTATTGCTATACTGTTGAGTTGATGCTCTTTGTGCCGCGGCTCTTGATGCTGCTCTTGCTGCTTGTGCCGCTCTTTCCCTTGCCATAGCTTCAGCCTCTGCCATTCTTTGCGCTGCTATTTCACTTTTAATTTTAGCTAAGTCATTGTTGTACGTTTGCTCATAAGTACTTCTTTTTTGCTTAATATCATTAAGACTATTAATTCTATCTCTATCTAGTGTAGATTGTGCCATTGTAACCCTACCAAGACCATTAGACCTATCAGTATTGGCATTAAGTTGCATTTGAAGTCCTTCTCCACCATTAAGCCACCCTTTAGCAGCTGCCTGTTCTCTTAGCCTTTGGAGGTTTTGTGCAACACTTACATCTACACCATTTCTCTCTTGCACGAGCTTTTGGTTTCCATCTTTATAATTATCATTAGTTGTTGTTTCAAGTTTATCAAACTCTCCCAAATTACTTAGTCTAGCATTATCTAAAGCAAGTTTCTTCGCATTATAAAGTTCGTCAAATTTATCCGCCAAAGTAACACCCCCTAAAATCCAATAGCAAAAATAAATATTGTTGTAGTTGCACTATTACTATGTCCTATACTTGCAGTTGTGCTAGTAGAACCGTCATATCTTACAGTTCCAGTAAATTGATAAGGTATAGGAATAACACCTAAACAGGCATTTTTAAAAGGATATTGAAAGGTTATAGGAATTCCATTAGTTACAGTGTAAACTCCCCACTGAGCAGTAAATCCACCCGGGAACGCTTTAAAGCCTTTACCTGTTAAAATTTCAGGGAAATCTGTGCTTTTATCAGGCAAATTGGTGTTTATGTGTGTTTTGATTTGATTAAATAATGTCATGAATTGTTGCCTAGCAGCATTCTCGCTTATAGGCTCACTAGGGAAAATATCTGTGTTTAAAAGACCTTCTGTTGGATTAAAATTAAAAGACATTACATCCCTCCTATTTAACTTTTTTAGTTAATTCATACTCTAGTGCCAAACTAATAATTGATAAGTTTTCATTTAAAACGTTATTTGATAGCTCTAGCTGAAAATAAACTATTTTTTTCATTTTAATTTTTTTCTTAATCGTTGGTGGAAATCTATAAACTTTCCATGAGAATTTGCTCCATGAGAATTTACTCCAGACAAAACTTGATACATCTTTAAACTCTAACTGTGCACTGTCTACAAGTTCATTTTTCTCATTATAATATTTTATTGTCATGGTTGAATTAGTTCGTGTAGTTATCCATAAAGCCTTAACATTCTTCAAAAAGTCTGGTCTACTAAAGTTCATTAATTTACTTCTCCATGTAGCCTTAATTGGCTCTCCAAAGTCATTAAAAACATTAACAAACCTTACTATATTTCCTCTTTCACTGTGAAGGTAATATATATCATTGCTCAAAATAAAAAACTCCCTAGCCTTTACATTTGTATATAAAAACCAAGTAAGTTTATCACTTTTATTTATGCTAAAAGATATATCATAATCCCACACATAACATCTACTTCCAACACATAAGTAATACTTTTGTCCATAATCTATGCTAGAAGCATTTTTAAGACTAGTTAAGTCCTCTTGTAATAGTCCAGGTCTTTCAGGAAGTCCATTAATGTTTTGGCTTATGTTAATTACATTTTTCTCTCCCTCGATTTGGGTACTAACAATTATAAACACACCACTTTGAGTATTACAAAACACAGGATTATTATTAACTAGTTGAATACTATTAGGTACATCACACCCAACCTGACTATTTAAAAGTTTAATAGGGAATCCCACGCTACCATCACTTTGAGTTTCAGCATGAGTAAAGTGTATTGACTTCTCTTTAAAGATTATAAGTTTATCGTATTGAGTACAAAGTCCTGTTACGGCTTCATCACCATAACCAACCGCACTAAAGGACCTGAACCCACTGGCAGGGAAATAATTAGCCTCCATCTTATCAGTAAGTCCTGTTTTAAATATCCTGTTCTTATAATCACCATTACCAAAAAGCCACATAGAAGAAGAAAATTCCATACCTTTATTACACTTAAGGATTTGTTGTACTCCTGCGGCATTAGTCTTATGTGCGGTTATTTTAACACTATTAGGAATCTTATTATCAGCAGGAGCAGTTGAAAAAACTACTTTACCAGTGGTTCTATTAACAGTTAATCCACTACTCTCAAGAATTTCAGTATTATTAACTATAGCTTTTATTGGTGTAGAATCTAAGTTATCAAAACTAAGTTTATACTCTGTTGATGTGCCATCAGCCGTAAAGGAATCTGTGAAGCCACTACCTAATAAATTCAAAGGTTCGTTTAATGTGCTTTCCGTTCCATCTGGCTTACGACCAAGTGTAACAGTTGGGATATAAGGTTCCACACTACTTACAGTAGTACCATCATATTTAATATAATTAGTACCATTTATAAGGTATAAAACTCCATTAAAGACAAATAAAAAAGCCTTACTATTTGTAAGACTACTATATATTTCTATTGGTGGATTATTACCTTCCTGCTTATAAAGTTTAGTACCATGAGCTATAATGTTAAATCCTTTATAATTAGCATAAATACCATTTATAGCTCCTACTCCTATATCATTGTCTAATAAATAAGTTTGTCCAAACCTTTTAGTTAAAGTCCCTCTATCATCTGCATTCAGATTTTCCATCAATGGACTTTGTGTAATGTCTAAGGCTCCTTCGTTATACTGCAAGTTTATTCCACCATTAAGAGTATACTTAGAGTCAGAACCTAGCCTTAATTCCATTTAATCACCTCCTCGGATTGAATGAAAAAGAGAGTAGATATTCTACCCTCTGTGTGTCGTCTTTTTAATCGATTGTGTATTAGTTTCCTGTCAAGCATCTTAATGGCAACCAAGTGCCGGGTGTTCCTGCTACAACACACTTCCAAGCTAGTATCAAGTATTTACTTCCTGCTGTTCCTGTTTCTGTAGGTGTATTGTTGTATACCATATCATCAATTTGCCATGTTCCTGTTGTTGGTGCTGCATTTGCTCTCATTATAGGTAATCTATTTTCATAAAATCCTAACACTGTCCAAGTACCTGTCATTTCTACAACTTGCCAGCCACTTGCAACCGCTTTGATTTTTATATAACTACCAATTTGTCTACTAATAATAGCACTACCCGCCCCATTTGATAGATGTAATATTCCGTCAGAAGCATTCGGGGCTAAACTAATATATCCTGCAACACCAACTCTAAAAGTATATTCACTTCCAATTACTGTACTTGCTAAAGGTAAAGTATATTGTACAGATGAATTTGTATTTCCATTTACTAATTTACTACCTATATAGTGCATAGATAATGTTCTAGTATTTAAATCAGATAAAATAAAATTAGAATCATAATTAACATTAACATTATTAATTGATGGAGATAATACCATTATTGGTGTTGGTGTATTATATGTCCATACGTTAAACTTAGGATTTACTATATTAATATTTTTAAAAGGTATATTAGATGTTTCATTAAATAACAAAAATGGTATATATGTTCTAGGTGTTTCTCTTGTATCTATTACACTACAATCAATAATATCAACATTTCCAAAATATTGCCCTGTTTCTGCTGATTGGACACGATATAAGAACCCTACTCTTAGATAAGTTTGTGTATTAGATAATGTTTCGTTATATGCCACATCTATAACTTGAATATTTCTAAGTTTTACAACACTTGAATATTCATTTAATCTAAATAGATTAACCCCACTACATTGAGGTTTATTGATAACCATATCTTCAACTACAATACTTCCTAAGAATTTACCAAGATAACCTCCACCAGTTTCAGGATTATTACAGATATACAATCCACCATCTTTACCATCTAAATTAGAAAAACAATTTTTAACAGTAATTGAAACAGGTTTAGTTAAATGCCAAGGAACAATAGCAATTCCTCCCCCATCATTTCCTTCGGTAATAACATTGATTAAGTTAATATTATCTAAATATCCAGTATTGTCATTGGTTTCTACGTCAATACCAAAAGCAGGGGCAGTCCCGATGGTATTGGCATATTTTCCACCTATAACATTTACATTTCTACCACTAGTAATAGATAAACCTTGTCTGCGATTGTTGTCTGCATAACAATTCATAAGTGTTATATTTTCAGAATAACCCTTTAAATTTGTTGATACAGTGTTTCCACCGATATAAAAACCATCACCACCACTATCATCAGAATGTAAGTCGTATATAGTCACATTTGTTGAGTTAAATATTAATACTCCATGTCTACTTTCTCCTATTGTGTATTCTGATTTTAAAAGTTGTATAGATGCGTGATTTCCATATATAACCACATTATTTACTGCAACTATATTTAATAAGCAATTATATGGTGTATATCCTGTATTTGCTTTTAAAATTGTATTAGGAGACATATATATTATTGTATTACTTGCTATGTTTAATGGATTTACATTGAATGTTCCATCTGTGAACAATACCTCTCTATAATTAGTTAGTATTGTTTGAATCTCACTTGTTGTCATTGTAGGGTATATATGTTTCGCCTTTTCAGCCAATTGCGTATTAACTTGGTTGACTTGGTTTTGCAAATTAGCAGCATTATTGGTATCAATCATTATACCTTTAATGCCTGCATATTCGCTCTTTATATTATTAAAATCACTGTTTCTAGTTATTTCATTTTGTTGCCTTAGTTGTTCATTAGTTACTCGTTGTTGCTCCATTACTGAAATATTTTCATTTGTTTGGTTACTTTCATTTACTGCCGCCTGAACTTCTCCAATTAAGTTAGTGAGTATTGGATACTCTGGTTGAGAGCTTACATTACCAATTTCTCTATCAGCTATAACTTTATACTTTAATGTACCAAAGGTAAGTCTTTCAGTATTCTGATATACATAAATCGATATAGAATATGAACCAGATACAGAAATAGCACCTAATTTTAATTCCCACACTGCAGTATTAAGTCCAGTAATGGTTGCACTATCTGTAATAGTTGTTAAATCTGGCTTTGTAACTCTTATTTCCACAGTTTTGTTAGTTAAATCAAATTTATTTACCCTATCAGTATTGAAGTTAAATTCAATGGCACAACTTTCAGTGTCGTTTTGGTAAAATTCTATAGGATTAATAATTAATGGCCTATCATAAAGATATAAATCAACCTTGTACATTCTATTTTCCATTTAATCACCACCTATAAACGTTTATTATGTTTGTAATTCTACTTTGAGTTACTAGTTTCATATCTTCAAACTCTGTTCTTTCAATGCCTGCATTCTCTTTTTCACCCTCTTGGTTATAATAAAGCCACTTTGCATAATGCCCGATAAATTCATCATTGGCTGGATTAGTTAGAGTTTCATCATTTTCACTCTCTAATGCTTCAGGCAGATAATTATAAATAAGCTCTATCTCATTGTTAGTGGGAACTTTTATTACTCTTCCAGTAACTTCAAAAACAATAGGCATGCCATTACATCTAACCTCATGTATACTTATCAAGTCATATGGCTTGTATGCCATGTTTTGTGTTGGTATAAGGTTAATACTCTTCTCAATACCTTCTCGCCTTGCTAGCTCCTTGTATGCTCTATTCACATACCTTTTAAACCTACTTCTTAGAGTTACGTCACTTACATCTTCATCTACATCATTAATTGCATTATCTATCAACTCTTTTAAGGTCATTTCATCACCTCTATAAAAAAATAAACCCCACTATGTGTGGGGCTATTAAGCTATTCTTCTTTTTTCTCTTCTTGTTTTTCTTCATCAGGTGTTGTTTTGCCTTTAACCATTACAAAACCTTCCCTTTCTAACATAGAAAATAAATTCTTGTTATCAGTTTCAAATTTTGCTTTAGTTTCCTTATGAACAAACTTCATAGTTCAACCTCCTAACTATTAAACTGCATTCTGATGAACACAGATTGCTTTTGCTTTATTATTTAAAACGAAGGCATCATAAATCTTTCTACCTTCTACAAGCCATCCATTTATTCCAGGTGGGTTGTCGTGAGTTTTGTAATCCTCTAACTTCTCAGCTGCAACTGTAGCAGATGGATGAGTTAAAATGAAGTCTGTCTTAGCAGGGAAATAAGTTGAAGGTACTTTTATAAGTCTAACTCCATCTACTTCTCCAACTTGTCCATTAACTAACATCTTTTGAGCCATATCTGAAGCCTTAATGAATGTAGGGTCTTGCTTTAATAAGTTATAAACAGAAGGTTTAACAAAACAAATTCTGCCTTGTACTGGGACTTTATTCTCATCAAGCTTTTCATTAGCTGCTAAGAATTTTTGATACACATTGGAACTTGATAAAGCTACAGGTGTTCCAGTTGTATTACTACCAGCTATTGCTGAAGCTGCCATTACACCTAATCTATAAGCATCTATTTCTGGAACAATAACTTCATCAATTTGTCTTGCAAGTGCCTTTCCTGCATCCATTACCATTTGAGTATTAAGCTTGTTAGCTCTATCAATTACAAATGTGAATGCTCTATCCTTTGTTAAAGTTAGGTCTTGCTTAGCATTCCCAAGCTCTGCTGGAGTACCATATCTTGCAGTACCTGAAAGAGTATAGTCTCCCATAGCCACAGTATCAATACTGTAAACAGATACAGTTTTAACTCCTGACCAATCATACTCTTTATTTACTGCAACCTCTGTTAGAGATTTTAATTTAAATCTTTCATCTACCTTTGAAGAATATTTACTAGCTAAATTCATTGCCATTTATACATCACCTCATATAATTATTTTTAAATTGAGTTAAAACCCATCAAGAAATCATCCTCAGAAACGTTATCCGCGGTGCCATTACTTGTAACACTTCCGATTACTGCTCTCTTAGAGTTCTTTTCATTTTGTTTTAATACTTTTATTTGATCCTGAAGTTGTTTCCTCTCATGCTCCATATAGGCATATTTAAGAGGTACCCCTTCCTTGTGCTTATCCCAAACTTCCTGTGGAATCTTTTCAGGTTCTACATCAGTATAGGTCTGCAAAAAGTCCATATACTCATTGTCTCTTTGTTGCTTTTCTGTTTGTTGCCTTTTTTCGGCTTCAAGTTGCTGCCTAAACTTCTTATTCTCTAAAATTTCCCTTGCATATTCTTCAGGAATATTCCGTTGAACAAGTTCGTCTAGTTGTTGTTGCTCATCTTGTTGTCTCCAATACTCCACAAGCTCTGGAACTGAAGTACCATTCCTGTTGGCCAATTCAGTTAAGTACTGCATTCCTGGGTCATTTTGTATTGAATTAATCTTTTCTTGTAGCTTATCGTAGTTCATACCCTTCTGAGCTAATTGAGTTGCTTCTTCAAGAGTAAGCTCTCTTTCCTCATGGTTGTACTTAACTCTTATCTTTGGTTGCTCCACTTCTGCAGCTTCTTGTGATGGCTCTTGGTTTTCCTCAACTTCGTTGGTATTCTCCGTTGGTTCCTCAGCCATTACATCATCATTATTTATTTCCTCTGACTGTGGTTGGTCAGCTTGAAAATCATCAGGTAGTATCATATCTTCATTTTCATTAAACATTTTTAAAATCTCCTTTCGCTATGGTTGGCGAATAAATATAAAATAAAAAGTACCTACATTACTGGAGGCACTTCTTGTAACATTTCATCTTGCATAGGCATATTAGCCATAGCATTCATTTGTTCCATTTCAAATTGTCTTTGTTTTAGCTTATCAATAAGCTCCTGTTTCCTTGGAATATAACCTTCTGGCATACTCTCTAAGTAATCTATGACATCAATGTACTTATCTTTTAATAGGTTATCCAAGGTTTCTACTGCTGCAAGTTCACTCCAATATGATGAAGCGCCTACATCACAACGAACATTTAACCAAAGATTTTTAAATATACTAAAGTCATACATCTGTGTAAATCTTTCAGTATCCCTTTTAATTACTATTGGTCTTTGTCCGTAGTAAGTGCCAATCATATCTAATAGTATTCTGCCTATGTCCTCTATCCACTCATAAAGGTTTGCCTTAACATTTTCAAGTGGTATTGCTGCACTCTCTTGAGTTGCAACTATAGCTTTGAAGTTGTCAGGCTTAACATTGCCCATTGCCGCATCTGAAATACCTAGAGTCTCTTTAGTGTACTGTATTGCCAATTCTATAACTTGTACTATTTGATTACTCATATTACCAGGTTCTAAATAACCAGCAACACTCTTTATGCTATCCCCAGGGCTTAAATTCCTAATAGGTATTGCTTGACCTATTTCATTATTCCAATAGTCAACCTTATCTGCATCATATACAGCCTTAGGAAAAGCCGCCATCATTAAGTGATACATTACCATAGCAAACATTCTATTAATGAATATCTGATTAGGTATTATGCTAGTGCAAATTGCCCTTCCATGGTACTGGTTTTTCTGCTTTTCCCAGTTAAACCATGCCACAGGGTAATGACTTAAACCAGTATCAACATCTTTGTACATATAAGCATTTTCAGTGCATTTAGTAGCCATCACTGTTTGTTTTTCATGGTCATATTTATAAACTATAATGTAAAGGGCTTTGCCGTTATCATCAGATTCTATTTCAATATTTGCCATATCACCAGCCAACTCAAAAGTGTTAGTATCCTCTGTGATATTCTCAATGTCTAATTGATCCTGTTTATATTGTTTAGCTTCAGCCTTAAGTTTCTTAATATTATCTCTACCCACTACAATTATATATGGTTGGATACTTATATCTGTAGAAGGGTTATTTGCATTACCAAACATCATGTTAGTGCCATCTACAAGCTCAAAGCATATTTCGCCCTTAACATTTTCAAAATCCCCACCACCACCATAAGGCTTTTTATTCATATCAAAATACATATGTGCTCCAACATCACCAATAGTCCCTGCATCAAATAGCGCATCCCTTATCCTATTGTCCATCTTAAATTTTTCAAATAAGTTTTCTATTTCAGCAGTAGCTATGTCTGAAGCCTCCATATCTTCTGTTGGTTCATCTTCTTTATATGTCAGTGGCTCAAGTTGTACCTTTACCTTATTAGCTGTAATGGATGCCACAAAGAAAGTAATAACTCTCTTTATAATGTTGAATACTGGTGTAGGCATTCCGTTTGCTTCAACATTTCTCCATTGATTGCCATTAAAGAAGTCTATATTTGCATTAACTGTGTCATAATAGTTAGGCTTAAGTTGATTATTATACTTCTTTCCAGCTAGGTATAACTTCCATTCCTTAGTTGTATTACTCATGTTTCACCCCCAGTGCCACATTCATGTCATAATTCATTACATTTTTAAATCCTTCATTTAATCTCTTAAGTTGCTCCTTGGTTTTCTCGTCTACTTCTTCCACTACAGTTTTATTTTGCTTAGATCCTAGCTTGTAGCCAAGGTAAAAACTTAGGGCTATTACAATAAAAAAGACTAATCCTAAGATTAATCCTAAAATTAACATATTCATTTACTACCTCCTAAAAGGGACTAAAATTAAAAAAGCCTTGTGGTATTCCACCACCAGTAAAGTCCTTTACCATCTTACTATACTTCTCTTCTGGTGTAAGTTCCTCGGCTATATCCTTCTCTGGCTTAGGCTTACTAAAGGTTTTATACTTAACACTCTCTGCAAGTCCTGTTACTGCGTCAGCTCCATCATCATGCTTATTTTTGCCTAGTTTAATGTAAGAAGTAAACTGTCTCATAAACTTGTCATAATCACTACCTGGTTTATAATCATTACGAAAATAAAAATACTCCTTAACATATCCAGCACTCATAAGTATTCTAGTCTCTTTATTAGCCGTTGTAGGCTCACTTATAACACTGCAAGGGCATTTACCCTTGATTAAGTTTCTAATGTTTCTAGCATACTCATAGCCACCATTATTGGACTCTATTTTCATTACATCCATCTTTGCATCAATTACCATCTGTGCAACCAGTGGCTCTGTTATCTCAACACCATCCTGAGTGAATACTACATCAGTAATATATGTGTAATCTCCATACCTTTTACCAGTAAGGGCACATAGATAGTCACTACCTTTATTTGCAGTATCCGTAAAGCCGACTATTCCATCAGCTCTCTTATTAGATAAGTCAGCTATTTTAAACCTGTTAAGTTCTTCTATTGGGAATAGTAGTCCTTTGCTTTCTACTGGTCTTTGCATAAACTCAGCTTCCCAAATAAACTCATCCGTTACCTTCTTAATCTGCAAGTATTCTTCAGTGGTCTTAACCTCTTCACAGAAACTCTTGCCATCTACTAAGGCTGGTATATTAATTACTGTAAAGCTATCATCATATTCCTCTGATTCTTCATCAGTTAATCTTCCTATTGGGTCTTTCTTAGTCCACCTTGTAGCTATGTGTATTTCAGGGCACCCTATCTCTAAACGTGAAAGATGTGTTGAAGTGTACCAGTTCCATACATTCTCCATTACAGTTTCACTAAGTGCCTCTTCTATGTTCTTAACTGGGTCGTCTAGGATAGCTATTGTTTTACAACCAAACCCTGTTATAGCTCCACCAACACCAGCACAGAAGTAAGAAGGTTGTGTATTCCCTTCTAAGCTCCAACCATCTACTGCAGCACTACTCTTGCTTATCTTCACATCTGGGAATATTTCTAAGAACTTTGGATTAGTTATTAAACCATCTCTAATATCCTTGGAAAACTTCTCAGCCAGTTTAGCAGCATATGAGTTACGCATTATAGAACCTAAAGGCTCTTTACCTAATACCCAAGCACAGAATAGTGATGTAATGTAAGACTTACCAGCTCTAGGAGGTAATGACACTGCTAGTTTCTTTATTCTACCTTCATACACACCTTGAAAGGCATCTGCTATTTGTTTTAGATGTGGTTTACCTGGTGTAAAAAAGCTTGGGTCCATGTACACACAGAACTCATAGAATATCCTTCTAGCTAGTTCCTTCTGCAACTCTTTACGAATTAATTCTTTATCCATACAAATCACCTAAATAAAAAGGAATGCCTTAGCACTCCTCATAAATTTTAATATATCTATATAATGTTGTTCTTCCTACTTCCAGAAGTTTTGCAAACTCTGTTGCCGTTACTTCTTTAGCTTTCCACTTCTTATAATACTTGCCAAAGTCCTTAGGAAGTGTTTCCTTATTCATTTCAGGTCTACCAAACCAATTGCCTGTTTTGGTATCAACTATACCTTTTTCCTTCTTCTCCTTCAGCTGGTCAATCCTCTGGATGGTTCTCTCCTGTATATTCTCTCTTTCCATTTCTGCAACGGCTCCTAAGATAGTAATAAGGAACTTGTAACCATCACCTTTAGTATTGATACCTTCTTTAAGAAAATGAATTATTACACCATTACCTCTAAACTCATCAGTAAGAGCTCTTAGATCATCAACATTTCTTCCTAAACGAGAAATTGATTCAACATAAATATTATCTCCATCTTTAGCAACTAGTCTAAGTTTATTCAGCTCCGGTCTTTCAGTATTCTTTCCAGTGCACTTATCCTCAAATGTTTTATCAAACTTTATTCCAGTAGCCTTTAAAGCTATTTCTTGTCTTTCGTTTATTTGGCTTGTAGTTGACACTCTTAAATATTGGTAATTCATATTAACCCCTCCAGTAATTCTATACTTTAATTGTAATGTGTTTCATAAAACTATACAAACAGTATGGAACACTTTTAGGGCTAATATTTAACCATTTTGCTTGATTTACAAGGCATTTTCTTCTAGTTTCTCATTGTTTCGTTTAATGATAGTTTTTCGGAACAATTATTTGCAAAGCAATTCCTTAATATCATCAACACTTAAGCCACTTAAATTCATTTCATTATCAACCCGAGCTTTTATGTTGTTATCAACTTCCTGTTTATCTTTCCAGTCATAGTTATTTTTTAATGTAAAGATTGCTCCAACAGTTTCACCCTTATTAAATAAAGCATCTTCATATTCTGACTCAATTATTGCCTTTGCCCTTTTGATTGCGTCAACATATCTTCTTTTCTCTTTATCATCAATATTAATAAATCTATCATTGAAATTATCTGCATTTTCGTAATTTAACAAAGTTTGTCTATTGGTATCTAAATATACAGCCAATCTAGTCACAGTTGGTCTTTTACCTTTTTCTTCACACCAACTCCAGAATTTATCTATATACTCTTCTAATTCAGCAGGGCTACTAAATTTTCTTGGTTGCCCACTTCCTACAGCACCTTCTCCCTGATGACTTATAGTACCATCTTTTTTTAACTTTTCTTTAGCCATGTTACTCACTTCCTCTCTTAATAATTTGACACTTATTTAACTAAATGCTCTTCCAGAAACTTCATTTCATCTCCATTTAATCCAACTAAATCTGCTAATTTAGTGATTTTTATAACTACACTTTTAATATCTATTGTAGAATAATTAATCCTCAATTTTTCATCAAATTCAACTTTTCTTTCAAAACTAAAACAACTTTGAATATCATCTTTAAATCTAATTAACTCATATTTATAATTATCTAATTCTTCATATTCTCTTTTACTTAATATAACTTGCACTTTAATGACCTCCTATATTTTTGCATAATAAAAAACTAGAGAATAAATCCCTAGTTCTAATAAATAATATTAATTTTTAATTCCTATAAATCGTTTAATATCTTCGGTATCCTGTAGTATGGTATCTATTTTATTTTCATCTTTCTCAACAGACTGTGGATTATTTTTATTTAATTCTTCTACATTTTCTAATTCATTTAGCACATCTAAACACAATTCAGCACACGTAATTTTAACCTGAAGATTTAAAAAAATAAGTGTATATGCTACAATAATCAATATTATGTATATGGCACATGAGTAAAAAGCACTTTGTATAGGATCAGGTACTTTATCAAAAATATTCTTTTCTACTAGAGCGTCGAAAAAAGCTTTAATTATGAATGTTAAAGTAATTCCAGTAATCCCCATAACATAAGATAAAACTGGACTTTTAAAACTATTATACTCTCGAGTTATTCTCTCTTTTTCTTTTTGTATTAAGTCCTTTTTAATTAAGTCTTTTTCTTCTTTTTTAAATTGCTTTTCTTTCCCTTCCATTATTTTTATCTGCTCATTAAAAATGTTGGAATAATTATTTTGCATATATTTTCTATTCTTTTGATCTTTCTTAATTTTTTTGTCTTTTGTTAATCTTTTAAGTATTATTTTCATACAAAAACACCCCCACATATATTCTACAAGGGAGTGTAATATTTTGTCAAATTTTACATGCCAAAAACATCTTTTAGTATTTTGTATTTTCATTAAAAATACTATATAGTTCTTCTAATTTCTTTTTATATTGTTCATTATCCTTAAGTTGATTTTGCTTCAAATGGGAAACTAATGATTTAATAATATCCAATCGAATACTTGTCGCTTCACAAAAGTTTTCTACATAGCTTGTTATCATGACTTCGCTCGGCGTAGCTACTTCTTTTTCATTCATACATGTATATAGACTAGCGTTTTTTATTGAGTTCAAAGATTTACTAAATTCTAAAACATAATCTGCATTATTTACATAACTATAATCTTTGGCTATAAAAATTTTATCAAACCATAGTATTTCTCTGTTTTTTATAATATGAGATGAAAGTCTTTTCTCTAACTCTTTAAAATTTAAACTTTTCCCATAAATTATATCATTCCATGCTTTTGATAATATAAATATTTTTGCTAGTTCTTCATTACATATTTGAGATAGGAAATAAGCTCTTGCATATCTTTTACTTTTTAATAATATCTGTGATTCATCAAATAATTCAGTAGCATTACATAGTATTTTATCTTCCAATTTAGAAATGTACTCAATATCTATTGTGATTTTTATCACCTCATTTTATATTCAGATTTAATTATGATATCTGGGTGAACTACACAATTTCTATAATACAAATTTCATTAATCTTTTGATGTAAAGAACCATCATGTTTTTTTCCAGTAACCAAATAACTATCATTAATTATGTTAATTACTTTATACTTTCTATCCTCAATTAAATCAAACTTCTTACAAATAATCATTACATTATTATCAATTGCATAATACCTTAATTGGTCACCTGTATAAATTTGACCTAATTCAATTGTCTTAATTAAATCACTTTCATACATATTCATGTCCCCTCTCATAAAATATTTACTTCAAGTATTCTACAAAAGGCTCTACATTCCTTCAAATTGTCGAAATATTCTCTTCTAAATTATTTGTGCAAATTTCCTTGTACTCTTCCAAAATAAATTCAATATCTTTTCTAAGTTCTTCCTGTAGCTTTTCATCTTTTTTATATTCATTACTTTTATGTATCTTATCTATAACTTCTATAGCAATGATAAATATAAAACCTATTATCACACCTACCATTCTTATCCCTCCATCCCATAATTCTTAGTTAAATTCTTTAACCTTTTAATCACCTGGTTATATTTCATCAAGTTAACATTCAAGTCCTCATATTTATCTTTATACTGATTAAAATACTTTCTATTTATCTCAGTATCCTCAATGCAAAACATTCTATAGCCTACATCATTTTCTACTATACTAACATTAGTACCAGTAATATAAATAACATAAGCAATCGCATTAATGCTTGAACTAACTATATATCCTTCAGCTTTTAATTTATCTATCTTATCTATAATAATCTCCTCCTATTCTTTGTAAATTAAAAAGGACAGTAAAAAAACTCCACTGTCCTCAAATATGTAATCTTATATGCATTTCTTAATTATTAATATGTACTATGCAACCCAATCTGGTTTCTTTCCCTCAATATGTATCCACTTACTAAGACCAATTGCACTTATATATTTAGTATTAATATCTATTCCATAGTTTTCTTCAATTAATCGACTTATTTCTTTAGGTTTATAACCATTAAGTTTAAGCCATAGAATTTCAGCAATAATTTTTTCATCATATAAGCAATTTGGATTCTTATTACCTATATTTGCCATCCTACGCCTGTATGTACTTAACTTATTTGGACTAGAACTAAACTTTTTAACAGTCATTTGCTTATTACAAATAGTATCTTTATTTAGTTCTATGTAAAATTGCTCTAAAACTGATAAAGCCTTATGTAAATTTTCTTTTTCTTGTGAACTCATTTCAGTAACCTTATCATGACAGGATTCTTTTACTACTTCAAAAACTAATTCTCCTAAATCATAATACTTTTGAATAATTTCCTTATTTGTATCAGCATAAAGTCCACGTTTCAAGTAATATAAATGTCTGCTTAAAGCATCATTAATTTCCAAACTCGAGCCTATATAAAGATATTCTTGACTTTTTTTACACCTCATACCGTAAACCCCTGCACAATATACATCACTTAATACATTTAATTTGTTTTTCATTATAATTCTCCTTTCGCCTTTTAGGATAAAGCATAACCTTAATTTTTTTATATTAAAAAAGGACTCCACTTTAACTGGTAGTCCTTAATTTTTTCTCATCTTTTTAAAACTTTATGTTGACATATTGACTTATTAAGTTTATAATTTAAATTGGATATTTATAAATAAATTTATCAAAAATATTGACTAGAATAATTTTTATGTGGTATAATATAAATGAGATACTATGTTCACATAAAAATAAAAAGAATGATAGAAATTAATCTACCATTCTCCCTAGACTAGGTTCGCATATTTATATACCGTATCGCCAATAACGGTTGATAAAGTTTTTCCCTATCATATACAAATTAGCAAAACGCCCTAAACACATTGATATTACTATATCCTACAAATTCAATTCTAACAATTAATACCTTTCTTGTACTTTTTTTACGCCCATACACTTAAAAATAATTCTTTATGTGTATTATAAAGCACATTAAGCATCTTTCTATTATACTTCTTAATATCACTTTGTTTTTCTTTATTATCTAATACTGCTTCTTTAACAGCACCATTAACGAGATAAAACATTGTTTCTTTAGTTAATTTCATATTACCAATTCTACTGATAATACTATCTCTTACATCTTTTACTACTTCTTCTATTTTATCTTCTTTCCATTTTTTTTCACTTGCTAACTGTTTTGTATGCTTAACTTTTTTATCATATTTTCCTATTAACTCTTCTACTTTTTTTATTTGCTCATAGTTAGTATTTCCATTCGTTTTAATATCTTGTAATAACTGTACTGTATCTAAATTTTCTTTATTATTATTAATATTTTTGACATTGTCTATAGCATATTGTAGATATTGCATTGTACAGTTACATTGTTCTGCTTGTAATAATCTACTTGCCTTTACATCTTTTATGTACTTAACCCATCCTGGAAGCATACCTTTATATTTTGCTATACATTCTAATTTCTTAATTCTATCTATTTCTTTTTCTATGTCTATAGAATAACTTTTCTTACTATTATCTATACTCACTTGTGCAAGTACACTCATGATACATACAATATCCCTTAATTCCTTTGTGCCTTCCTGCTGATAATAACTAAGTGCCAACTGTGCTAAATTACTAGTAACTCCGATAGAATTTTTACTCTTAGCTAATATATTATCTATTTGTGCAATACTACTATTATTATTAATCCATTTTCTAGTGTCTTTTGGAATATTATTAACTATACAAGCATAATCTTTTTTTCTGAATACTTCCTTAGCACCACTTAATGCAATTTTATTATTAGTACATAACAAAAAGTCGCTATCTTCATCGAGTCCATTCATAAGGTCTTGAAGTTCTGTATTAACAAGATTTACTGCAATTACATTAGTACCAAAATTAAAATATTTTTGCATTAATTCATGTTTAATATTATGTAGAAGTGCTATATTATTAGGAGCATTATGTGGGTTTCTGAACGCTGCAAGTTCTTCATTATTATTAAATCTTTCTGTATAGCAACTAATATAATCTTTGCTTACTGGTAAAGTAATATCTGTAAAATCTTCTACAACTACATTATCTATATTTGGTACCTCTCCCACTGCATGAAGTAACAATAAATAAGGATTACCGCAAACTGTAAGGTTATCACCTTCAACAAACAATTTACCTTGTCTTGCTCTCTTTTTAAGACTACTAATAGTTTCTGTTTTAAATCTCTTATACATATCAGATTCTCTAAACAATTCATTTTTTTTATATAAATCCATGTACATATTATTGTTATTGCCCTCTGTAGCAGTTTCTTCAAGCATCTTTATAAAAGCATCGTCATTTTCTTTTAAGTTATTTATATAATCTACTGTATATTGTGCTAATTCTTTTGTCTGCTTATTATTTATTAGTAAGGTATTAACCATCTGATAGCTCATTCTTTGATATTCTCCAAATTTGCTACTATGATTATGCTTACAGATTCCAAAAATATACCTATCATTTTTAACCATCTGTTTCCAATAGCTAAACATTTGCTTTTTAGATGTAATCTCTATTTCATCTTTGTCTAAGCAACCACATTCTGCAAACTTTTCTATCTTCATACTATTTTCTGTTGTTATCATGCGAATATTTTTAACTCTTACATTATTACCATAACGATCCTTAACTTGTGCAGTTTCATAATCATCTCCAAACTTATCTTTAAAAAATTGAACTACGTTAGCAGTAAAAGCACAAGATTTAAACATATGCTGACGAAGCAGATAAAAAGTATGTCCTTCTGAAAAATAGCTACTATCTAATAAACTCATACCATCAAATAACGTATTTTTTACTTTATCTTTTCTTGGCACTGCAACACACTCACCATTTTCGTTTATTTCTACAGAAACAATATTTGTATTCATATAGCTATCTAAATCATTAACGACAAGGAGGTGTTTTGTATTAATTTCTATAAAATCTTCTACGCTACTTGCTGTTAAACTTCTATAGGCTTGAAATTCTACTACTTTAGTTTCTCCTGATGGTAACATCAACCCCATATCTTGCCACTTAACAATTTCATCATAAAGCTTTTCATTTATAAAAAGCGAATCACCGACACGACTTTTAGCAGGTGTTCTGAACCAAAACTTATATGTTACTTTTTCTTCTACTTCATGTCCTTTTCTAGTATGTTTATGTACTAATGTAAATCCATTTTTATATAACTTTTCTCTAAGTCCATCTTTATTCCATGCTAATTTTTCTGTTTTTAAGTTTTCTTCTAATTGATTTAATGACTCTTTTTCTCTCTGTAATTGTTCTAAAATCTTTTCTTCCTCATCAAGGTCACTATTCTTTTTAGCAATCTTAACTTTTTTATTTATATCTCTTATAATTTGTTTTTGTTTATGTACTTCATTCTTTAATTGCTCTAATTCTTCTGTATCATAGCCATAATTAAAATTAACTCCTATAAAATCTATGCTCTTATTATCTTTAACTTTAATGTGCATCCTATCTAATTTAGCAGTTACCAATGAACAAGGTAATACTGTCTTATATTCTTTTATTATCTCTTTACCATTTATTTCTTTTATTATCTCTGAGGCCTCTAAGTTTATTATTTTTATTCCATTTTTCATATTAATAACATCTCCCTTTGATTTTTATTTTGATATTTATTGAGTGTCAGATTTCTGACTACCTATGTGTTATAATAGTTAAGTCATTAAGCAATTCTTCTGTTTCTTCAAATATAAAAACACTGAATCCTTGTTTCTCTCGATTAGGCTCTGTGTATAAGAAATTATGTCTTTTACTACTCATAAGTTCTAATGCTATTGATCTTTTAAATATCTTTTTAACTTTCACTATTTCACCTCCTCAATAAATATGATTTGTAGCCGCAAGGCTAAAGAGTGCTGATAAGCACGATATTACTTTAAGTTGTAGATATGTTCTTGTTTGAGCCACAAGAACCAAAGGCTACTCATGTAAGCTAAAGCTTCCATTCGTGTATGTACTTTTTTTATTTTTTTAATTACTAATTTTTAAAATATGACACCTGAAAAGTACAATAATATATAAGAGTAGTATTATTAGCTTTTTGAGGTGACATTTTTATTTCCATAGGTATAATTTGGGTGTGACCTTATATATAGACCTTACACCCGTTTTATACCTATTTGAGAATTAAGAAGACAGTTTTTCTACTCTCCATGCACTAGGATACTTTTTTTGTTTTCCATTAACTACTTCACTTGTAGAAAATTCAATTATTCTATATGGAATTTCTCTTTCTTCTAATGCTCCATTTAAATTGTTTATTCTTTTTAATAACTTGCCATTACTTCTTACATCAATTTTTTCTATAATTTCTTTCCTATCTTTAACTTGTGGAATTGTAATACCTAGAACACTTTCTAAATACTCCTCTAAATTAATTATCTTATTATCTTCATCAATAGTTCTATATTTAGGAAAACCATTGTTGTCAATAAAATTAAACATACTGGCTAAGTGCTTACAATATCCATATTTTTTATAATTCAACATCGAGTCAATTATGCATAAATCTATAACGCATTTATAATACATTAACTCATTTATTTTTTTAGAACTTTTATCTTCTTCATCTACAGTGCAATCATAAACTATGTTAGAAAGATCCACTTCCCTATTAAACTCTTCTATGTACTCTTTTACTGTATGTTTCCTTAAATAATCAGCCATTTTAATTTTTCTGCTTAATTTACCTTTCATATTACCAAGCTGATTATTTGTTATAACTTTTATATAAACATTAATTTTATCACCCTCATGAAGTATTCTCTTTCTCCCAATACACTGAATTAAACTACCTATATCCTTGACATCACAAATAACATGTTTTACAACTTCATCTTTTATATTTACTCCTGCATCCAGGCAAGTAGTTGTTATAAGTATTTGTTCTTCAAATCTTTCATTTTTTAACATTTTATTTTTTTTATCTACATCTACATATTTATAATGCTTATTACTTTTACTACAGTTGAATATTGTTGCATCTTTATATTTAGTGTGTAAGCTATATGCTTTCTCAGCACTTTCAATAAAAAAAATAGCTTTATCACCATTTTCTATTGCTTCTTCTATAAACATTTCTAAAGTCTTATCTTTATGATAAAATGTTAAAGTTTCTATAAAATCATAAGTTATATCTAATTCATAATCTAACGTAGAAATACCTTTAATATTGTTTATGTACTTTTTCATTGTGTCACCAGTTGCACTCATGAAAATCTTTATTGCATTATGTTGTTGTAATATCATATTTAAAGAGATATCAGTTGTTTTATTGAAAGCAGCATCTCCCATAAAGTAATGGAACTCATCACAAACTATGTATTCATAATCACTAAAATCGAATTTCTTCTTATGTTTTAACTCTAAACTTTCTAATGACTGGTATGTTTTAATATGTATTATATCTGACTTCTTATCTCTTTTTATTTCTTCAGTAAACTGCTCTATGCAATTTGTCCTATGTATTAAAAATAATATTTTCTTATTGTTTGCCTTTGCATATGCATAAAGTAAAGTCTTAACAAAATGACTTTTCCCTGCTCCTGTTCCTGCTTTAATGGTTATTGTGTCTCCTATATTCCATTCTCTAATTATGTGAGTAGTCACTAATTCACTAACTCTTTTCCTGCTCATAAATTTATCAATTCCTCCTCCATATTATTTAATATCTTAAATAGTTAAGTTTTACGTCATGTTCATACCTCCTCTCATAAAATATTTTAATAACTCATGTATAAGATAATTTTTTTAGTTAATAATAGAAATAACTTGTAATAAATCTATTGCAAAGTAATAAAATCTCTGCTATACTTATGGTAAATTAAATTTAAGTCAGTTAATAAAAATTAACTGTCATGAATACATAAGTTATAAGTGTAAATAATAAATTAAATAAAAGAATTTTAAAAACAGGTATAAAAATCCAAAGGTCAAGTTTCAGACTTTACCCCATTGTATTTTTTATACTCTATTTTACTTTATCACATAGATATATAGCTTGTCAACAGTAAGATTATAAAAATTTATAATCTTTTTTTATTTTCATAATTTTGTGGTATCCATATTAAGCATACCCTCGGATTATTCTTCCTACCCTTTTATAATTACTCTTTACTTTTAATTTGGGTAAGAAATAAAAGCTCATCTTTATACTCTTCTATCTTCTTTAAGTTATAATTATATTGTGCTTTAGTAGCTTTATTGTCTAGATCATCTTCCATTTGGTCATTATACCCCTCTGCCCACATTATTGATTCTTCTAGTTCCTTAATTCTACTTTGTACATCTTTATACATATAAAAGTTTATTACCTTACCCACTCTATCTCCCCCTAGTTTAAAAAAGGGTGAGTAGCATCCTCACCCAATAACTGATACACAGATTGTGTGTAAGAACTATTTATGCAAATTTAAAAACTCTCTATACAAAGTCTATTTCCATCTCCTAAGAATATATCTAAATCTATAAAATCCATTAATTCATCTTCCTGAACATCAATAATATTGTTAGCAGCTATAATAAAATAATCTTGCTCTAGTTCCTCGTTTACTCCTGAAACTATTATGCTTTCTGCATCTTCTACAACATTAACATTACATAACACTTTTATATCTTGTACATCCCCAGAAATTGATAAAGAACTCATATTTTTTAATACACTTACTAAATTTTTTAACATTGTTAACTCCCCCTAATTTGGTTTATTTTTTATATGTAATTTTGATTTGTTTAACTCTATAATATTATTCTAAGCTATAATAATTATATTGTCAACACTATAATTATTATTTTCTTAGAATATTTATTTTATATTATTTGTGATATAATATATTTATGGAGGTGTTAAACATTGGTAAGAATTAAAGTAATAGATATACTAGAACAGAAGGAAAGAAATCTTAACTGGCTATCTAAAAAATGTGATATCACTTATAGCACCCTTTATAACTTTGCTATGGGGAAAACTAATGCTGTAAGCTATAATATACTCGAATCAGTTTGTGATGCATTAGATTGCAAAGTAGAAGATATATTAGAAATAATTAAAGAAGACTAGGCTTATCTAATTTTAAGCACTAGTCTTCTTTTTTCTAATCAAAAGTTAAAATTCTTTATTGAAATTTTATTCCATTTTCCTCTAAGAAATCCTTAATTATAAATATATCTATATTATGTCCAATTTCATTTGCTATATCAATTAAAAAATACTTTCCCTTATTTACTTTTACTTCTGCCTTATGTCCATTTAAGTCAATAAACATATCCTTCCTTTGTAATCCCTTATTGTTATAGCACACTATCATTCTTAAATTTTTAAATGAATGATTAAATCTAGTTTTCTCCAAGTTTAGTTTTAGTTCTATATAACCAATAGTTCTATCATTATTTATTGGAGTTTCTGAAATATCCCTCGCCAAGAAATCTATGCCTTTGTATGTGTTGTAGTCTAGTATTTCTAAATTTATAGCCTCAGCAAAATTTTCTAGTATACCATTAAATAACATAGCTACCTCACCTTCATCTTCAGGTTCAAAATATTGTTGGTTTCCTAATTTTATTTTTTTTCTTTTATGACACCTTTTAATACGCCTTGCAAATTCTTTAGTTTCAACCTCTGCACTTCTTTCTTGTGCAGCTTTTTCCTCAATTTCTCTCCAACTAGTATAATCTTTATCTTTTATAACTTCTTGAAACACTTCATCAACTTTTTTTTGAATAATACTCAAATCTTCTGGTCTTGTATTTTCAATACTGCTTCTATTTGCTGTTAAATTAAAATTGTTATAGTTGATAAATCCATGAAACTTTGTATAACTCCCTTTTCCTGTAATCCAATTATCTACCTTTTGAATAGGTATATAATTTTTGCAAACCCAAAATCCATATCTATCACTTACTTTATATTGGTACTCTTTTGTTGAAGAACTTACTCTTTCTTGAATTAAGGGATTGTAGAGTCTTTTACACTTATCACCTTCTGCCCAAATTAAAATTTGAATTGGATTATCCATTCCTTCAATAATAATCTCATCATTATAAAGTCTTTTACAAAATAACTGCTCCCAATTTTTTATTACTAGTTTTTTACCTTTATTCTTTAGTTCTGTAATTTTAAAACACTCGTCTGGAAATACATGTCCATATTTAATTTCCTCGTAACCTTCATAATTTATTTTAAAGTTAAATTCATCTTGTAATTTTTTAATCCCACTATCAAAGCTTTTTAAATATAATGTACGATTTTCTTTATTAGAACTGTTACGGATTTCATTTTCGATGGATCCAAACCCTGTAAACCACAGTATATAATCTTTAATTGCTGGGTGTGAAAATCTTATAGTTGGAGAATTAGATGTGTTTTTTAGGTAACCATTTATTGTTATTCTCATACCATGTATTTTTCCCTCTACATTATCAACATTCTCAACACTACTATAATTCAGCTCTTGATTTTTGTATATTTTTTGATAAGGTAAATCTAATACACTCATAAACTTTTTCGAGTTAATCCAACTCTCTACAGTAACTTTATTGGAATTGTAAAATATCTTAGTTCCATGACCCTTTTCACCTATATAACCTTGCTTACCTTTTTTAGTTGAGTTTCCTAAATCAAAAAAATTTCTAAATTTGTCGCAAGGTAAGCCATTTCCATCATCCTCAATTATTATATCGAGACTTTTTCCAATATCAGAGTCATTATTACTAACTGTTATAATGATTGTTTTACTATTTTCATCTAAGCTATTTTGTATTGCTTCTCTAAAAATTTCTAATGGATTTGTAAAGTCATTCATTATTTCCCGAAATTCATTTTTCGGATTGATTTCAGCCTTTGGCACTTATTTCATCTCCTATTTTTTTGTAGTTCATTTAATATATATCCAGTAATTTGTTTTTTATACCCAATTATTTCAAATTTCCTCTTGACATATCATTACATAAAATTAAATTCAATTTCCTCAGTATTTTAACAAATTGTTTTGTATTACTACCACATCCATTGTTTAATTCTTAAATTGTTTCATATTTAATTTAGTACTAAGTACATTAAAACTAAGTTAAATTATCTATATTTTAGTATTAAAAGCAGTCTTTCCTGTAAATTTAGAGCATGTAACATAAAATAATTTATAAAATTTTATTAGTTAATACTAAGTCTAAAGAAATTATAAACTGGGTCGTTTATATCGACTGAGGTCACTCTATTTGATATGTCCTACAAAGACTGATCAAATGTTTGTTGAGGACAGTGTGTCCTTATTAAAATTGTTATCGGTTAAGGCGATAGCTTTTGAATGTCCAATATGAACTTTTATATAATGATAACTTCATGGAGCAGTTATCAAAATCTTTCTTAATTAGGTAAACTGACCTTCATAGTGAAGTTCTGTTGGGTATAACTATTAGTTATAGGCAAGACAGTATAATTCTTTCACAAATTATTTTCTATCATATTTATAGTTTTATTTGACTTTTATAAATTGTTTTGTTTTAGATTCATCTATTAACTTTTAATTCAACATATTCGACATGGACAATTATAATTCGACAGGTATAAATCCTATGAAGATGAATAAATGTATAGTTGAGTTAGAAAGGATTTATGGTATCAGACAAGGCAGTGCTAATAAAAAGGGAATAAATCAATATATTGGTGATGGAAATAATTTCGTTGACCAAAAATCACAATTAGATTTAGCCGAACAAATAGGAATAGACCAAAGACAGCTTCAGAATTATAAAAAACTTAGTGATTTGATACCTGAACTACAAATTGTTTTGTATTATACCTTAACTAAATGTTACTTTATGTAATTATAATTTAGAGGGAGGATAGAAGGGGGTATATTACAATGGTATTCTTTAGTATTAGTATTATACCCCCTCGCATCCCAGTGTTCTATACAATCATGAATAACTAAATACTGGTGAGTTGAATAATTCTACTGACCAAATAAAATAACAATAGAAAAACATAGGCAAATACCCCTATTTTCAACTTAAACTTAGTAAGTAATGTATTTACTCTACTTATGTATTTCCCCTTGAAATTCTTCGAGAATTAATGATTTATAACATAAGAAAAAGGCTAGAAGTTAATCCAGCCTAAATCGAATTAAATAGCTATGAATTTTTCTATAGCCTGAAGATGCTCAAGGCTAAGGTCTTTAGCTTTGAGGAGAGAATAGATGGCATGATAGTCATTTTCCCAATTTTTGACTTCATACTCGTATAAATTTTCTTCTAAAAACTCTCTTAAAACTATTATCTCATCCCTGCTCAAACTACCAGACTTTAGTGCTTGAATTAGTTTTGCTCTTACCTCGTAGTATTTTAATTCAACCACATTACTACGTTGTTTAGGTCTTTTAATTTCAAGTGGTTGGCTTTCAGTATATTTTTTACTGAAGTAATACAAGAATAGCCAAACTGGTAATGAGTAAGGTTTAGAGATTGATTCTTTCACTTGGTTCTTAGAGTTTTTAGTTTTTGCTTTGATACTGACGTAAATCGCAAGTATTTTTAGTGCTGTAATTGTTAATAATAAAAATAGTAATTTGTACATAGTGTATTCCTCCTAAAGTTTAAGTTTTGCATATTTTTTATCATGAAAGTTAAGTGTAGGAACTTGTCTTTTGTTTATAATAAAAAATATGTAGCTGTAGATTGTTATGAGGAATATATTATGGATTAGGCTGTAGATTTTGCTTAGGATAGTAATTTTGCTACTCTGCAAACTACAGCCTTTTATCCTTTTAGTTAAGCCATTTCTTTAACACAATAAGTAGTGAAGCGGAATAAGGATTGAGTATTGAGAATTGAGTAGTAAGAAATAAAATTTTTTACAGAATTAACTGCCTAAAATTTGTAAATTTGAAGTCTAGGTAGACAACCTCAAAGTTGTTAGAATTATACCTTATGTCATTATTCGTGGGTCTTATTACTGTAACTATAGGGAATGTATTATAACACTCTTTTTGAATCTCATTTTCTTTAAATAACTTCTCATATAAACCAAACTTACTTGTACTTGTAAAATGAGTTAAGTCAATTTCTAGTAATATAAAATATAGATTCCCCTCATATTCAAACTCAAAAAATCCATCTGGTCTTATCAATCCACTAAGGTATTGAGGTTGTTTCTTAAACTTTCTTATCTTTGCTCCCTCTTGAACTAACTTTGCATAGAAGTCATAGATGAATAAGTCATGTGCTGAAATCTTGTTTTCTACATAATAAACTTTTTCTTTAGTGATTGAATTTTGATAACTTTTTAGTATTTTCTCCTCTTCCTCTAGTTGCTTAAGTCTTCTGGAACAACTCTTATAATTATTAAAAAACAAAGTATTTGCTTGTTTTAATGTAATAGCTTTATAATTCTCTATCCACTTTAAAACATCTCTATCTCTTTCAGTTAGCACTTTCCCTCACCTCTTCAAGCGATATTACTCCTGTTCTCTTCCTTGTTGATTTAGGCTTGTTTTGGCTATCTTTTTCTTTTACTGGTACTTTCTTAGAACTTTCTTGCTCCTCTAACATCTTCTTATAGTCTGCAAGTGGCATTATAATACTACTTTCTCTCCATTTATCTGAGTCATCTATATACTCTTTTTTATTAGTTTTCTTTTCAACTTTAGATTCTTGTACATCTTGAGCAGTAATTATTTCTGAAACATAGTTCTTCATAATATCTATATCTATAAAAGGTGTTTTTAAATAATAATATTTATCTGCATTAAGAATGCATTCTTGTTGTTGTAAAGTAGCTGCTTCATCAATATCAATAAGGTTTAAACTATCGAGTTTTGATTTCTGAGCAAAGGATAGTCTATTCATTTGTGATTTTATTGATGAAGGAATATTATCCACTGTACTTCTTTGTAATGTACTACATAAAAACACTCCTGTAGACCTACCAGACATCACAATATTTTTTAGGTATGCAAGGCATTTGCCTTTTAATTCTTTCTCTTCTTCATTATCTATTTCTGATGGCATGTAAAAGGAAAATTCGTCAATGAAAATATGGATATACTTCATTTTTTTACTGGCCAGACAATTGTATTCTTTAATATCTTCCATTCCATGTTCATCGAAAATTTCTGACCTCTTTTGTATTAGATTATCTAATCTCTTAAGCATCATTTCAGTTTCATTTAATTTATTAGCAACGAATTTTACCTGTTTGCAATTTTTAAATTTATTTAGTTCTTTTTTTCTTACTTGGAGTAGATATATTTCTATCTGTTTTTCATTACAAGTTGCTATAAGATTTGTTAAAATTATATACTCTGCTCTACTCTTACCACTGCCTGTTCTTCCTCCAATAAGTAAATGTGCAGTTTTGCTGAGGTCTAATATCATTGGACTACCATCAAATTTGTACCCTAATAGGAGTTGATAAGGTTTTTGTGGTACTGGCTCATACTTAATATTGTTGAGTGGGTCAGTTATTAATTTTACCTTTGCATAATTAGTAAACTTATCCTTCTCCATTTCACATAAACATTTAAACTTATCTTGAATTATATCCTTACAGCTTTCTAACTTATCAAATGAAAGTCCTGAAGGGATTGATACTAGGCAAAAGTAACCATAGCTTTTTCTGTAAACTTCAAATATTTCAAAGGTGTAATCATCTTTATTTCTAATCCCTTGTAAACTAGATGATAAAAGGTTATTTTCCCATTCTCTCTTCAATTTATTTATATCTCTATTGTTGTACTTATTAAAACAATAAGTTATTAATCCTGCCAACGCAAATTCAGTAATCATACTCTTCTACCTCTCTTACCTTTACTAAGTTTAATAGAAAGTATTTGTGCAGCTATAAATACACTACCACTCCCTAATGTGTATAATCCTACTGGGATTCCTTCTATTGTTGTAGCTGTAATAACTGATTTTACTGCGTTTATAATTAATAAATCTAACCCACTTAGCATTTTACATCACCTTTTTTATTGCTCTCTAGGTAGTTGATATAAAATTCAATTGCCTTTTTAATGAACTCAGATTTTTCTTCCTCACTTATTACTCTCGCATACAATCTCATATCTCTTGTAGTCTTCTTAAAACTTACATCAATTTTCATTTAACTTTTCCTCCGATTAACTCTTTACTTAATACTAATGTATGCAAATGTTTATGAAAGTTTCCAAATTATTTTCCTATTTTCTTAAATATTTTCCATAAATCCAAATAAAAAAATGGTACTATTCAAAGTACCAAATATCTTCAATCTTTCTATTTAATTTTCTAGCAATCTCCATCGCTAATTCTAACTTTGGTCTACTCCTATTACTTTCCCAATTATTATAGTTCTTAATTGTAGTATCTAAAAACTTAGCCATTTCCCCTGGTGTCATCATATATTCTCTCATGCGTATCTCTTTTAATTTATTATTTACTCCCATATCATTATCACCTGATAATATTATATACTAAATTATGGTAATAATAAATATTTTCTTAAATTAAGTTGACATTTTGGTTTAAAGAATTATTGTTGTAGGCGTGGTGGACACGTTTTGGGTATAGTTTACCCTAGAATTTTCATCCTAGGATACTATTGTTGCAGTTTGTGTATTGTATCTTGTATGCATTACTCTACTTGTAATTAAGTCTTTACCATTGTGCAACTTGTTCCCCTACACACTGTATACTATTGACTTAAATCCCCCTATTTTTAGGCAAGTCCCTTACACCCATATAATTTGATTTAACGGTCATATGTACCCGTTTAAGGGATATACCTTATAAGTAGAGTAATTAGATATAACCCCATAGATTTTATAGCATCGGCTCTATGTGACCTACTCTAATTATTATTACTTGCTAGAGTGCATAATCAAGTGAACTATACTTTAAAAAAGGGTATAGCAAACACACCTCTTGCAATTTTCATTTTTTGATTTATAATATAATTAGATGGTTGTTAAATGGAAACTTACAGGAGTTTGGTTTAACATTATTCAATTGTAGAAAAGGTTAGTAACTGCGAATTACTGACCTTTTTTGTTGTTGATTTAAATAATATCTACTAGGTTTTGAATCTGTTGTAAATGATACTTTAATTGCGTTTCTTCAGCAGTTGTTAGTTCCTTAATTTCAATTAATTTTCTAGCATATCTTACATGTAACTCAATATAATACAGTACATTAACTATCCCCTCATTATCTCTCATTCTAATACCCCCATTAACCTCATTTAAAGTAATTCTAATACCACTCAACTTGAGTATTCATTTTTTGATATAATCTGATCCAATCTCCATTTTTAAAGTTTACTTTTACTGAACAATTAACATTATCCATTACAAAATCCTCATATCCCTGTATTTCTTGCCTGAATTCCTCAGACATCAAGTTATAATAATAATTGAATAATTTTTCTTGACTATTTGTCATATTTATCTACCTACCTTTTATTTAATTCTTGTTCTATTTTGCTTTGTATCAATTAAGGTTCTTGAGTATTCTTCAACATCTTCTATCAAATCTGGAGCATATAATTTGCAATAATGATTAACCATTTCTGTGGAGTGATGGTCTACTAAAAACATAATCTTGCTTATAGGCATATTAGATTTAACCATCTGTGTAATATAGAACCTTCTAAAGGCATGAATAGAAAATATATCAACTTCCCTTTCTGAATTATAAACTTGAAGATATTTATACAAGGATGATGGAGTTATCTGTTCACCGTAAACATTACAAATCAGATATTTATCATCACTTTCTTTAGTTTCATTTGCTAATCTTATTTTTAAGTAAGTTTTTAATACATTTACTAATGCACTTGGTAATGGTACTGTGTGAGGTTTTTTACCCTTCATGTGCCTAAAATAAATTAAGTTGTTTTGAAAATCTACATCTCCACATTTGAGATTAACTAAACTTCTTGCACGACACCCCGTAAATGCAAGAATATTACATGATACCCAACTCATTACCGTTGAAAATTTACAATCCTTTAAAACAGGTCTAGCAATTAATTTTTGCACTTGCTCTACTGTATACATTTTCTTTAAATGCTCCTTGTCGGCAGGTGGTAGTTTAATATGAAAATTGTTCAAGTAACCTTCTTTCATTGCAAATAGTAATACTGTTTTTAATCCTTTGATATTTGTGTGTATAGTGTTTTGTGCTAACCCTTTTTCTCTCATGTAATCTTCATAGCCTGTAACTGTATTTGGAGATATTTTATAAATTGGAGTATCTGATGATAAATAGCCATAAAAGTTGTGCATCATAAAACCGTAATATTTTATTGTAATTTCTCTTAATTTTCTTTCTTGCATATTCTTAACGTGAAGCATTTCAATTTCTTTAATTGTTAAATGACTTTGTAAAGTTTCTTCTAAATCTTCCTTGAGTTCTACTGTAATTTTCTTTTTTCTCACACTACGCAACTTTCTACCGTCTATTTTTTCTTCTGACTTTTCCAT